ATCTAAAATAGTCATACGTTTAGCGACATACTGTTCTTCAACTTCGATAGGATCGCCTAATTCAATCTCTCCACTCTCATTTACTTTGTACGGAATTTCATAGAGCATCTCAGAATAATCAGAATAGGAATATATTTCTGCTATAACACTATCTGAAAAAGTTAGTTTAATCCAGCATCCATGATCTTGATCTGTGTATTGTTCGGTTATTGTAGTGTTTATTTTGTCTTTAAGTTCTTCGAATGATTCACTTTCTCGTTTTGCCATGTCTGATTCTCCGTTTGGGTTTTGGAAGTATTTTTTTGATATGGATTTAACAATCTGTGAACAAACACTACATTCCTTAAATGATAACTTAGCTGTTCCCGATGTTGCAGTATTAACTGGCATCGGAGTAAAAGTAGCGTCTAATAATTTAACTTCATCAAGCATACGTCGATCATGTTTAAGTGTGTCTTTGGTGCATATTCCTCCAAAGCTTCCACCCATACGTGTTTCTGAGTCTAGTAAATCTTTTATGTCTGCTTCTTTTTTCTTTCTGCATCTGCCTTTTACCCATAGTTGGTTGTTTTCTATCCATGAGTCTGTTACTGGTCCTATGGTGTCTTCGATGCCGTATTGGTGTGATAAGTATATGTTTATGTTTTTTGCTTGTTCTACCATGCTTTTTAGGCAGTTATCTGTTAGTTGCTCATTTTCGAGGTCTAGGTCTGTTGTGGCTAGTGCAAATTCTAGGTAAAGGTATCCGTCGGTGTCGGTGTATTGTTTGGCTAGGGGCATTTGGAATTTGAATCTTTTGTTTGTGTAGTTTTGTATTGTGTTCACCTCCTTGAAAATGAGTTTTTTTGTTATAAAATGAATTTAATGGTATGTGAATTGAATATTAAGGTATGGTTAAGTATTTATATTATGTAAACAAATAGAATAATAGTGATTAACATGAATAAGATATGTGGAATTGTTGAAATTGGAGAAGGAAACGTATTAACAGAAGATGCAAAAAATAATTTAATTGGACAAACTATTTCGTTTGTAGATGATGTGAGTCATCCTACTGAAAAAAGAGTTAGACTATATGAAGTAGTGGATATATATGAAAAAGATGGATATAATTGGTATAAGGCAGTTGAAAAATTAAAGTAGGTGTTTTAAATGGGATCCATCGGAATTTGTAAATGTAAGAAATGTGGAAGAAAATATAAAAAAGAATTATTTTTAAACACAACCCTTAATGAAAAAATAGGGCCTTGTCCTTGTGGGGGGGTTCTTGAAGTTTTAGCTATAGCTACGGATGAATTGTTATTAAATAAAAATTGTATTGATTATTGAAGTAGGTGATTTGAATGCCATTTTCAATAAAAGGAAGTAAATGTTATAGTAATGGAACTAAAATTTATAGTTCAAATAGATCTTTAAATGAATTAACAATTTATATTAAAATAGCTAATGGATTATACTATTTAAAATCAATTGAAAAAATTATAGGGCAAGCAAATAGCAATAGGCCATGTGGTCTCGGAAAAATAAATAGATTTGAAAATTAATTTAACTGTTTTCTGTAGCTAAATCATAAACCAAAGGCAAAAACAACATACCAGGATCATAAACAGGAATCCAACAACAACGACAAAAAGGATGAACCGGAATCACAATACTATAATCATCCAAATCCAATATTTGACCATTATACCCTCGACAAAACACACAAACATGACTGTCCATCATACTTAAGAATTGTTTCTTACCAATCCCAATATTATTCCATGCATCAAGTTTCGCCAGTTCTGTATATGTTGCCATCTCAGTTCGTGCTATTCTTTTCCAGATATAATCTGTTTTTGTATATTTACTAGAAGGATTTACTGCTTGTTTTAATTGTCTTGCAATTGTATCTATGTCTAATCCTTTTTTATATCCTTCTCGTATGATTTTCTCCATCGCAGGTCGGTACTTTTCATGTACTGTTTTGAGCGAACGTAAAGTGTAATTATTAAACTGCTGGTTTATTCGTATATCATATGGTTTGTATGTTACTTCGCCTTTTGGTGTTGGTCTTTGTCCTACTGCTTCATTGATTTTATCTGATTCAAGTTTTTGATAGTATTTGGCTGAATCATTATAAGCATTTTTAGTGTATTCTTCAATCATTGATGATGGTATTGTGCTGGTTACGCTTTGTATTGTTCCCATTAAACCCATTAACAATATTCGGTCGAGTATGTCTAGTTTATCGTCATAGGCTTTGTTGGTTCTTTCTTTCTTTTTTGTTGCCCAATCATCGATAGAAACTGTTATTTTTATATAAATATCTTTTGCAATAGTGTTTAGGTATGTTTCATATTTCTTGATATGTTTATCCTTAATCTTACTGTACTCATCATGAAGTGCTTGTGCTTCTTTCTTGGTTAATTCTTTTGTTTTAAGATGTTTTAATTGTTTTTTACGTTCAATATGTGTCGCGATTGCTGTTTGTAAAGTGTTGTCGTCTATGTTTTTTAGTATGTCGTTGAGTAGGTCTTCGTCTATTTGTATTGTTCGGGGTGTGTTGAGTGTTATTGCAGAAGACATTTAACCACTTTATAATCAAATTAACCTTTAATTTCAGGATATTCATTTTTAAGTTCAAGATATTTATGTAAACTACGTAAAATAATAGTATTTACATCCTCTGTTTCTGATTCAACTTCATCTAATAAATTATCATATATGTAACTCAATAAATCATTTCTTAATTTATAAGCGTCTTTTATTTGAGTTTCCATAAAGAATCTGCGTACATCATTTATATATTCTATAAACATATCTGCTAATTCGTTTACAGTGATCTCGTCTCTGTTTATAATTTTATCATAATATCTTAGTTTATCATATCTTTCATCAAAGTATATCATTGCCTCTTTAGTGTTCTTTTTATTCTCGGCAATTAGTTTATTTAGTTTATTTATAGGAACATTCTCAAAAATATTTGCCATCAATATCACCTGAACATACTTAATCCTTGTTCATTAAGTTCTTTTTCTAATTCCATTGTTTTTATTTCTTCTATTTTACCCAAAACAATAGATAAGGGTAACAACACAAAAACTGAGATGAAAAGAATAGTACAAAATAGTGTAACATCAATCATAAGATCACCATTTAAATCAATTATTATTAAAATTGCGCATTGATGTAATGGGAGCTACCCATTACACCTCAAAGCCTCAGCAGTTGGCTTCTTCACATATACTCGAGTGATAGGGTCATAAGTGTAAAATCTCATAAAATTATATTCCTTTTTTGTATTGGTTTAAATCAACAGAATTATTCAAAACATCACCAGACAACAACTTAGTACAGTTAGGACAATAATAAACAACAATATCGCCATTAGTTGTGAGTATTCCTTCAAATCCACATTTACATTTGATTTTAAGAATAGGCATAAATCTCAACTTCGTTATAGCGTGATATGACGCAGTTCGCCATATTTTAGATTATAAAAAGGATTATTAATTATTTAACTGTTCAATTAAAATAGTAAAATAAGTGTAAAAAATAAACAATGTTCAATATTAACAACCTTCATCTTTTAGAAATTCCATAAAACATTCCTCCAATTAAATTGTGAGTTTGTTCAAATTCAAGTAATTACCCTCACATTGATTTCATAAAACCAGCATCACACAACATCTTACTAACAACATCCAAATTCCTACCAACAGATTTACCATCACTAGAAACACTTGGAGCATAACCATTACTACCAACAGCATAACTCAACGGAACATCACCCCAATCAACAGGATCCTCACCATACTTAGCACGAACCTCATTAACATAACTAGAACCATTACGTAAACGAATATTCTCAATAGTAGCACGCTGTTGCTTATCCTCAATATCAATATCTCCAAAGTGGAAACGTTCCTCCCAACCCCAAAGATCAAAAGATTTACCAAGTACTCGGTTAAATTCATCTTCAACAACATTAAAAATTTTACCAGTGATTCGTTTCTTGAAGAGTTTCATATCCTCTTCACTGTCACCTTTACCGCCTAATTGTCCTGTGTCTTTAATTCCAATGAGTTTTGGGGGTACTTGCCATGTCATGATGATACGGTCACGCATTAATCGGAGTAATGCTACAAAGTCCATTTCTTTATTGGTTGATCCTCCATCTTTGAATTTTCCGCCATGTAACATATATGTTCCCCGAGGATTGGTTTTCTTTTGTTCAATTATAGAATCCACTGCTTTTTCAAATGTGTCTGGTGTGATTCCTGCATCAAATTCAAAGAAATTCTTAGGTGAAATACCATCAGTAAACCAATCCTTATTATAATCCATACCTAATATATCAAGGGTCATGGCTTTCGCCGCCTTATCAATTAAAGATTTACCCCATAACTCATTATTCATATCAGGATTCATAACATGTATTAATTGATCATTTTCATATCGTATATCTGTTCCAACTAATCCCCATTGATCTGTATCATAATGATAGGTCATTCTATGTGGTTGTATATAATATAGTCCGGTGGGTATGCCTGTGACTGTTTCGTCATATACTACTTCTGCAAACCAATCTCCAGGACCAAGGTAACTTGCTAATCCTCTCATCATGAATTTTGTATAGCTGTCTCTTCCGTCTGGGCCGTCTGGTCGTTGGAATAGGTCTGTGATATAGTTTATTACATCTGGGTTGTCTTGTTCCACGTTGTCGGATGATATGTTGAATCCTGCTGCTAATGTTTCAACTATGTATGCGTCTATGCATGCGCTGACTACGTCGTTGTCCATGGCTTGGTAGTATGTGTTCCATGTGATTTTTGCGTTTTTGGCTCGGTCTCCGTCGTATCCTTTTAGGAGGTAGGGGTATAGCCATGAGTATTGGGTTTTTTGGTATGTTGGTTTGGGTGTTCTTGTTGTGAGTTTGAAGGGTAATGCTTTTTTTATTGTGGATGTGATTGACATATTGTTTTTCCTCTTTATAGTTGTATTACTCTTAAACCCATACTCTTCTTAGCAGGTTTAGTGAAATAAAGAATGGGTCCCCTT